ATGATACGATCAAGTACTTCGACACGCATCTCTTCTAATTCTTCAGGAGTAATATCCGGATTAGGTGTCCAATGTTTAGTACCTTCTAGATTATAAAGTACGTTTGAATTAAAAAAATCTAAGGGCATGCCATGTCTCCTATTGTTATACTATTAGTATATAACCGTTTGCTATAAAAGTCAAGAAGAAATGGGCAGTTTCCTACCCATTTCTCTTGTTTAAGCAGCCTGTGCAGCAGTAATATACTTGCCATAGCGCTCATGGAACTCATCAAAGCACTCAACTTCGTCTGGATCGATTGGAAGTGAGTATTGTGTAAGTGCAAGTTTGATTCCCATAACAACTAATTCTGTTTCGAAGTTATCCATCGAAAAGCGTAAGAAGTTATTTACCTTATCATCGAACTTTTTATCGCCCTTATCACATGCTTCTTTAAGTTCGTAGCAGAGAGATACTGTCAAGGAATACATGGCACTGATTTCTTTGTTAGTAATCTTCTCTACTTTGCCTTCCAAGATATCGCTTGGGTTAGGCATACTTGACGCAATCTTTCGATGCGCCATAAACTTGACGGCTAAGCCTTCTCCGACTGAACCTGCAACAAGATCTGTTGTAGTATTGTCGTCGTCGTCTTCGTCTTCAAGTAATTCGGAAACGAACGTCCAGCTACGTGGAGTAGCAAACGAACGGCTTGGCGACTTAGGATCAAAGTCATACAAGTCTTTTTTGCTGAACTGCATATAACCAACAACATCTTTGTGTACACGGTTATCTACAGCCCACTGGAACCAGTCATCAAATGATACAGCAAGTTCTAAGTGAACAAAGCGGTTAGCCAACGGCGCTGGCATACGATATGTAACACCTTTGTCTGCATCACGGTTACCAGCTGCAACAATAAGAACGTTATCTGGTAACTTGTAAGTACCAACCTTACGATTAAGGATAAGCTGATAAGCTGCCGCCTGTACAGCAGGCGCTGCTGAGTTCATTTCGTCTAAGAACAATACAATGTTATCGTATTGTGCCGCAAATTCTTCTGTAGGTAATTCTACAGGTGGTGCCCACTTCATTGTGTTATCGTTTGAAGCGTAGTATGGCATACCTTTAATGTCTGTAGGATCCCATAATGACAAACGAATGTCGATTAGATGTGAATTTTCCATGCCTTTGGTAATTTGGCCAATTACTTCCGATTTACCAATACCTGGAGGTCCCCACAAAAAGATAGGACGTTTCTTTTTAAAAGCACGTAAAATGCTTTTCTTTGCGCCATTAGGGCTTACAGTACGTGTAATTGATGCTTCCATCTTGTATTCCTTTATATTAAGTTATCAGTGCCTAGTTTCTAACTATACATATATAATAACATCAATACATAGAATGTCAAGTGTTTTTTTCATCTTTTTTGTTCTTTTTTAGAGCTTTCATTAGTCCATATTTGCGAACATCGCCGCTAAAAAGACTTAGTTCGAGTGCCTTCTTTTCGTTCGTCACATACATACTACGTGTACCTAAGTAATAAGGGCAGTCTATAAACTGGTCTAACCATATAATAACCTGTGTAGTAAATTCAAAGTTTGTACTGTACGGGACTTCATATGTTTTAAGCTGAACTTTTTCTATGAGAAAATCGTATCCGTCGTCAGTAAGACGCAAGCCGCCTGTTTCTTTTTCTCTTGTGTTCTTCCACCATTGAGGCATATACTCTTTAACAGATAATTCACTTACTGCTATACCTGCTGCTTTTAAAAAAATTTTAGTATATACTTCTTTTGTGTTCATTCTTGAACTACTTCACCATCTGTGAGCATAACAACATTAAAATCCGTTGTATGAAACATTTCATTTAACTTTTGTGCTAGATTGTGAGCATGTCCTGGGTTACTAAAGCTGACTTTTTTGTATTTTGGACCAGGATAACTAGTAAGTGCATTAGAACTTTTTAGATTAAACGGTTTATTTTTGTAAAATACAGCCCAAATAGCTTCCGCATCAAGAACTTGTTCTACCTTGTATGTCTTTTTATCAACGTATTCTAATAATACTTTAGGCTTTGGCCGACTCATATGCGTATCCTTAATTAACTACGCATATATTTATCTCTTTTTACCAGCTAGATCCGCCATCCATTTGGATTTGTATTACTTCATTTTCTTTAGAATACTCTTTTTGCAACAATTGTTCTAAGTCACCGTTAAGTCTTGCCATAACTTGTCCTAGGGTAAGCGCCAGACTCCTAGCTTGTTCGATTGACATTTTAATTTCTTTTGCTCTTGTAGAGTCAGCAGTCTTAACTTGACTTAAAAACTGCTGAATAGGCATATTATTAAGAGGAGTGTTTGTTTGCATTAGACAATTCCAATCTCATATGTAAGTCGTCTTTAAAAGGTCCTTTAAATTCATACCTTTGTATTGTAATTAGCTTAGGACAAAAACTTTTAACCCAACCTTTTTCAAATCTAATAATATAATAGCCTGCGGCATACAGGCTTTTACTCTTTTCACTTTTTGTAAACAACGGAAGTTTTTGTTTCACATCCCATATAATATTATGTGGCTTAGTGCTAGTTGGATATTCGTATGCAATGTTATCAGATTCTTCTGCATCACTAATAGACTCTGACCATAGTATATTTCCGCCTAGTGCTTTGTTAAGCTGACTTGGATTTGTGTACATATGTGTACCAGTATCGCATGAATACAAGTATTGATCTTCTGATACACTTAATGTACCTACATTGCTACCATTTTGTTCTATAATCCAGAACTTATCTTTTAAAATAGGCTTTGCTTTTATCATTTAGGATACCTCGCTTGTAGTGGTTCTGCGAAAAGGTTAGCTTGATCTGCAACTCGTTGCATATCCCATTTCGCACAAAATTTCATAAGACGTAAACCTACTTGTGATATCGACTTAGGTTCAACATCACTAATAGTATTATTAATTATCTCTCTAATATCTGCAGGCTGTGCAGTCAAATCGCATAGTGTAACATTACGATTGTAGTCATCTAGTACACGATGCTCTTCACCTTCGTGATCTACCCAACGCTGTAGCATCATATTATTCCAATTAAAGCCTTTTGTCTCTTTATCAGCATATGCTTCGATAAGACCTACTTTGTTTTTAGTGCCTTTCTTACGTACACCAGGATAAGCACTAAACACGTTGTCACTAGTATCGCCACGCATACACTTTTCAAACAACATAAAGTTAGGCTCAGGTGCAGCTTTAGGCTCTTTAGTCTTTTTATCTACTACAGGTGCACCGTTATCATCAAAATACCCTTCGTGTGTAATAGTTGTGTTACTAATACCGTTATATTGTTTAACATTAGGAGCAATAAGTTGTGCAAAGTCGCCATCTGTACTAACAATAACATGATTATCATTAGGATGTGCTTGTACCCAACCTGCAATATAGTCGTCAGCTTCTAGAACAGGGTTTTGTAGTACAGTACAATTTGTTTTGTCAGCAATAAAGTCTTTAAACTCGTCAAATATTTCAAAGAATACTTTATCTTCTTCTTGCTGACTAGGAGTCATTGCATCACGACTTACTTGTCTATTACGCTTGTAAGGCTGATAAAAGTCCTTGCGCCAGCTACGTCCTTCTAAGCAGAAAACAACATGCGAACCTTCAAAGTCACGCCATGCTTTCTTAACACTATTAAGTGTAATATGTAGTGCCATACCAACCTTAGTGTCGATATCGCCACGTACTACGTGTCTTGCACGAAAAAACGTGTTAAGAGTGTCTACTAAAATATAAGTTGCCATTGTATTGCCTAAACTGTTACTAACTATATACGATTATATACGATTATATACGATTTGTCAAGGATAAAATGTGTTAAAAGATATAACATTACGCATTTTGGTAGAATTAATAGTAGTTTCATGATCCATCCAGCTTGGAAATATATACAGCATATAGTTTATACATGGTAATTTTTGTGTATATTCATTCCATTGCGTTACTTCTCTATGTACTTCTGCCATTCTATATGGTCTAATCGGACTGTGTACTACTAACGGTACACTATCGTCGTCGCAATCATAATAAAAAGCACCACTTACAACACTTCCTTCATGTCTATGTAATAGAGTTTTACCATCGACACCCATTCGATTGGTCCAAGATCCCTTTATAACAATATCTTGTAATCCTGCCACGTTAGCATACTCCGATACACAGCGTGAAAAAGATTCATTAAGCCAAGGAAAGTCATGTAAAAAGTTTGGATTTTTTGTATAGGAACTTTTACCTTTATGTTGCAACGCATGTTCAGTATGTTCAGGTGTATTTTCACTTAATTGGAGCATATGCTCGTCACTAAATTCTTTACTTAAATCAAACTGCATAACTAAACTTGGAAATAAGCTGTAGGCTGTTGCTTCTATTGTCATGATACTTCTGATTTACCCTTGTCTATAGGTACAACATTTATATATCCTGCACCAACTGTAGGATCTTGTCCTTCTTCTTCAAGCATTTGATAGACAATAGTTCTAAACCATGCATCAACTATCTGTTCGTTTGTTTCGCCTGAGTATCCAGCATCGAGTAATTGTTCAATAAACTCGTTATTCCAGTCGATTTCAAAGAATCCATTGCGAATATTTTCTGGATTTATCTGCGTATCAAGTACAGCAACCCAAGGTTTACCAGCTTTAGTTGCTGCTTCCTTTTCTGATTCTAATGCAGATCTTCTTACGTCTTCG